TTGTTTGATTGTTGCTTATAGCCGAAGCCAACGACGCAAAAATTGGAACAATCTTTTCCACAATAGGAAGCAAAGTCATTCCAATGCTTTCCTGCAAATCAGCGACCTGATTTTGTAGTTGCTTCATCCTTCCTGCTGCGGTATCCGTAGCCGCCGCAGTAGCACCGCTAAAAGTGTTGCTCAATTCTTGAAAGATTGCATCAAGCGATTGACCTTCTTTGATGTTGTCACTAACCGCAGGCGACAACGCCCGCAATGATTTGAAGTTTCCGTTGTAAGCCTTGCTCAAAGAATCAGCCACCTGAACCAGCGGGATACCCGTAGCCGTAGCAATATCCATAGCAAGTTGCAAATCCTGTTGCGAACGCGCCAAATCACCAGAACCTTGAACCAGCGAAGCCAACGCTGGTCGCATATCGCTATCGCTGTAAATCGTCGCGCGTTGCATTGACGACAAGAAATCTTCGTTTGCATCAATCGTTGCCTGCGATGCACCTGTCACCTGTCGCAAGGTGGATGCAAGCACCGTCATTTCCTGCGTTTCTTGCATCGCCGCCTGCGTCGCTTTGACAGCAGCGAAACCCAAACCAGCCAATGCAGCAGCCGCAGGCAAAGCCGCTTTCTGAATAGCGAACTGCGCCCGCTCGCCTGTCGTTTGTAGTTTGGCGAATTCGCGCACAGCCTTTTCAAGACCGCGCCCATCAAACGCAGAAACTATGTTGATGCCTAATGCCATATCAGTACCCGCTCACAATCCGTGCCACAACCAGCGTATTCAAATCTTCTATTGCTTTATTGATTGCTTCTTCAATCTGCGGCAAGCCACGCTTCGTAGCACCGTACATGACACGCGAACGGAAACCGCCGCCAGCAGACTTCGTAGCACGATGCTTGTCCAAGTTCTGCACCATCCCCGCACGCGGCGATTGCGAACCAGCACCATCAAACACCTGACCGCCAGCATCCATTTGTTGCAAACGCAGAATGCCCACATTCTTACCAACGAAACGATTGCCTGAATAGACGATTGGCTTCACGCCACGCGCCGCCTTAGAAGGATTGTACGGTGGCATACGCGACTTGCCGCGGCGGTCACCTTCAATATGCCAGCGTTGCAATGGGGAAACCATCGGGAATGAACGCCCAACTTCTGCTGCCAAAGGCTGCGCAATCCCCTTCAACTGTTCCGATACCTGCTTATAAAGTTCCTTGTCATACTTGCGTAATTGCGCAAGCGTTTCCTTCACGCCCGTAACATCAACACGCACATCATCCATAGTGCGCCAATCGTACTACCTTCGTTGTCTTTGCTTTTCCGCACGATGCTTCAAATAGTCAAACATCGCATCAATCATCAAATCGCCAGCATCAATCAAATGCTGTGGTGCAATTCCTGTTTCGCAAGCAAGCGCAGCAATCTGCCAATGCGCAGAATTCCTATCGCTTACTTTCTGTCCAAAGGGGCAGCACCGTCATCATTCGCGCGAACTTCCACACTTTTCACAGTAGAAACCCAATCAGGTTCAAACTTCAAAGTTGTTCTACCCATCCGCTTTTCCGCGTGCCAAGCCAACCAAGCCAAATCAGTTAGTTGCATATCGGCATCAAGACGAACAACGCTGCGCCTGCGTTCCTTTTCAAACGCAATGAAATCAGCAAACACCGCATCAACATCAGCGGTCTGACCATTGATAAAAGAAACACGCAAATCAATTTGCATTGCTATCCCCTTCTAGTTGTAAATCCGAATTCATCAGGAAGTGGTCTTGACCAAAGTTCCACCCGTGAAGGTCAGCGTGATTGGCGAAGTTGCACCAACATCGCTTGCCGCAATCGGCGTGTGCGAACTTAGGAACGCCCCTGAGATGGTATAGAGGGGGTTATCTGCGGCGGTTGCCTGCGAGCCAGCGCGAAGCGTCACGGTGGTTTGCTGTCCAACCAACGGGAAGATAGTTGCTTCCACTTCGCCTGCGGCGAAATCCTGATAAAGCGTCACTTCAAGTGTGTTGTTCTGAATGCCACCAACGAACGAACGATTACCACCCATCACGGTTGCATCTTGCTGTTCAATCTCATAAGTCAAAGTTGCCGCGTTCATGCGGTCACTAAGGTTCACACCATTCACGGTGAAATCAACATTCTTGAAAGCAATGATTGCCATAGTTAGTCCTGTTCTTTCGCTTGTTCTTTCTTAGAAGGCTTGCTGCCGATTTCAGCAATATGACCTGCTTCAATCAGCGCGGCAATGTTAGCACCGTCAAGTTCTGCTTCGCTCACAAGGGAACCCTGCGCGTGACCAGAAAGACGGGGGGAAACAACTTTGAACTGTGCCATGCCCACCATCTTACCCATTCACCGTCACTTGTAAAGCGACTTGAAGAAAATCTTGGTCAGCCACATTGACCGCAGAAATGTTTGCGGCACTAGCCACCGTCAAAGATTGCGTTGTTCCACCCAAAGTTTCATCGCCTTCAATCGCTGCACGAATTGACTTCGTGCCAGAAAAAGCAAGGTAATCATCAGCGATATCAAAAGCCCTGTCATCGGTGTAGCGACCAACAATCACATACACGGTGCAATCGTAAATCACCAATCCGCCACGCATAGCACCGTGATATTCAATGCGGTTGATGACAGGAAACCCGACAGGCGGATTCAACGAAGAAGGCTGATAACTAAAAGTTCGCAATCCCGTGATGGTTGCCAAACGGTTCTTCAAGCCTGTGACAACTTGTGAAGGTGTTGCCGCCATCAGGCAATCCCAAATTTGCGGTATGGGTTCAGGAAGTCGCGAACATCGGGGTCAATCGCACGCACTTGAATAGCCATGTCAGCGAAACCGACAACGCCAAGTGCTGCGTTGTAACGCGCAAATCCGCGCATCGCCAGAAGCACACACGCTTCACGCACATCGTTCGGGATTGCAGACCAACCCCACACACCAACAATCTGTGCAGAAGGCAACGCGGGTACGGAAAACAATGGGAAAGTTTTGCCACCAATCGCTGTCACCGTGCGTATCGGCTGACCCGTAATCGCCCTATCCAAGGGTTCAAGTTGGTAGTCCACACCTGCTGTCCAAGTGTTTTCAAAAGTGCCATCACCATCATCATCGGTTTTCAATGTGGTGACAGAAACCAAATCATCCTGCGTTGGCAATGTGTAACTATCCACCGCATAAAGGGGAATGGTCGCATTCTGCTGATAGAACCTGCGCCCGCAATAGCCATCAATGCGACGCGACGCACCTTCAATAGATTTTTCTAGAAGCGTGTCATCCGTATTATCGGTAATGCGAAGCGCGGCTTTCACTTCATTCAGCGTGCAATAACCATTCGCAATCGGCATCGCTAAGCCTTCTTTCGCTTACGCCCACGAACCACTTTCGCTTGCTCAACATCTACATCAACCGAAGCGGTTTCAACAACAACATCATCTGCGCGATAACCCAACGCAGCAAGTGCATCATCAACCATGCTTACCTTGTCACGCAAGCCGCGGCGCACATACGCTTCGCGTTCAGCGAGCAAGCCCGCAATCCATTTGTTCTGTTTCATAACGCAACATCCTACTTCTAGCGGGGGCGGTTATTAGCCGCCCCCGCAGAAATTAGGAACCCAATTAGAAGGTTGGGGTTACCAATCCCGTTCCACCGACAAGCGCAAATGCGTTCGGGTAACGGTTGGCGGTGTACGCGCTGTAACCGTACACAACCATCTTCACTTCAAGTTCTGCCGACTTGACATCCTCAAAGCGAAGCATCATTGGTGAACCATCGCCCTGTTCCCACAGGTGGCTTTCGGAAGTGTGACCGACGATGATGACATCTTCGTTCGCACCCGCACCGTTGGTGGTGATGACATTCGCATCGCTGATGATGGGGATGCCAGCAATCGCGTAGCCGCTTTGTGCGTACTGCGCTGCACCGTTTCCTGTTGCAATCGGGTTGAACCCGTATGGCGTTGGAACAGCCAATGGGCGGTTCGTGGTGTCCACCGCAGCCAAGATGAATGCAAGGCGGCGTGGGTGCATCAGGATAAAGTTCGGGGTCTGGAAGTAGTTGGTCTGCACACGCTGAATGGCATCCAAAAGTTTCGGATACAGTTCAGCCACCGTTGGCGAAGCATCGGTGTAGGTGACAACCTGCGTGATGGTGTTCGTCAGCGATGTTGCCGAAGTGGTCACATTCAGGCTGTCAAGGTTGGTGTGGTATGCCGAAACAAGGTCAGCCATCACAAGGCTGTCAATGCCCGTGCCACGCTCTAAGGCTTGGCGCGAAACATTCTGCTGACCAGCAACGGTGACAACCGAAACATCAAGTTTGGTGTCATCCATGTTGGTTTCTTGCACAGCCGAACCTTCGGTCTGAACAGCGGTTGCTGAACCCGTGGTCACCTTGCTGATGCTCAGGGTCAAACCTGCATCTGGCAGTTGGTGCTTGCGGGAAGCATCCATGAATGGGCGACCAGCGCGCGCGAACGGTGCAGCAAGGTCAGTCAAGAACTGTGGCACAACAAGACCAGCAAAGTTTGCGCTGGTCACATCGCGGCGTTCAATTCTTTCTTCGTTCATGTGGCGGGCGAGACGCTCGCGGGCTGCGAAGTCACCGTTGAACTGTGCGGCGTAGGCATCCGAAATGAACGAATGCTGACCGTTGGAACGGTAGGTGCGTGGCTCGCTGGTCACCTTGCTGGTGACTTCTGCGATTTGGTTCTTGGCGCGCAGGTCTGCGGCTTCCTTCGCACGCTTTTCAAGTTCAGCGTGACGCTCAATCTGCGAATCCAAATCACGAACTTCGTCAAGTGACTTGGCGATTTCGGAATCCTCATCGGCGGTCAGGTCGCGTGCTTCCGTCTTGGCAGCAGCAACAATTGCTTCGGCGCGAGCAAGAACTGCATCACGCTTTTCAATCAGTTTGTCTTTCATGGTTTTTCCTTTGGGGAATAGTTGGGATGTTGTCGCCAAGTGCGATAGCAAAGTGCGCTAGATGTAGCGCGGCTCAATCGCGGCTGTGCCTGCGCGCCAATGCGATTTGCGCAGAACGCAAACGCACAGGTGCGTTGCTCACGATAGTAGCGACTTCTTGCGTATTCTGTCCACTACGAATTTCGGCAACCGTTTCTTCGTACGCGGGGAAGGTCACAACTGACACATCGTAAAGTTGAACTTCCTTCAATTCGCGAACTGAACGGTCTGTGTTCCAACTGTCTTTGATGGTGCGGAATGCGAACGACATCTGCGAAATATCGCCACGCTTCATAGCCGAAATGACGCGCGCCGCATCAGGGTTAGCGGGGTCAAGGGATGCTTCTACGCGCAAGCCCCTGTCATCTTCTTCCAACATCAAAGTTCCAGACTTGGTGCGCGCAAGTGGCACGCCTTCATGGTCAATCAGCAAACGCACATCTGCGCCATCGTTCAGCGTCTTTGCGAATGCACCCCTGCGAACATATTCCACAAAAGGCATCGGTTCTGACGGGCTATCAAATACTGATGCGTATCCAATCAACTTGTTGCCTTCACCATCTTGTCGTGCTTCCAAATTTGTGAAAGCAACAAAACGCTTTTCGTCAGCCTGCTTCACACACCAACGAACTTCGGTGGGGTCAGCAATAGCGTTGCGTAGTTCAGCCATAGATGGTGAACAGATTACATCTTTGCGTTTGACATTTCTATCTTCTTCTTCGTTCAATGTGTCCACAATGCGCTGCGCATAAGCCTGCGCTCTGCGTGCAGAAGTCTTAGAAGAACCGCCACCCCACAACAACATTGCAACCAAACCAGCGGTGATTTCATCACCTTGAACTGCATCCAAATCCACGATATGACGCGCAATCCACGCAGGGATTTTGCGCCACTTCGCTTCCGACAACGCTTCACCATTAGCCATCCGACGCGCATCCGCAACCGTCGCAGGCACAAGACCATCACCAGAAAAACCTTCTTCATGCAAACGCAAACCGCGGCGCGCCGAAGCCGCCATGAAATCAGGTGCAACCAAACTGATTTGCCGCTGCTCAACACTTGCTGCTTCTTCTTCTGGTTCACTATCGCCAGACATCTTTTCTTCCGAAATAATCCACAACTTACAGATGCCATTCGGCGCGATATCGCCAGAAACAATTTCGCATCCACCGCCACCTTCATAGAAAACACAGTTCGCACAAATCATTCCCTGTTCGGCAAACGGTGATTCATCTACATAGTGCGCACCGTTCCCGCCAACACCTTTATCCCATGCACCGAATTCGTCAGCAATCTTTTCGTAGATGTCATACATCGCTGCTTGACGCGGGTTGATGTTGTATTCATCCTGTTCCGCCAAACCTTCAATCATTTCATCCACATCATCAGACGGTTCTTCCATGTCATCAGATGGTTCTTCCATTTCCATTTGACGCGCACCAACTTCACCAATCGGTTCTAAACCTTCCGCCAACGATTGCGCAACCATGCGGTCAATCGCATCCTGCTTCGTGTCATAACAAGCAAGCGTTTCAAATGAACCATCTTCACGCTGCACAACCGCAGCCCAACGCGAACAATCAGGTTGGTTTTGTGAAATCCCGTAAGGCATTTCTATCAATCCACATCAGGGGTCAGAATGCGCAAATCAGCAGTACCAACTTGCGCGGTAACAACTGCATACATTGTTTGTTTGATTGGCAAAAAGAATTCGTGCGGTGCGCTGTGCTTTTCTAGCGGCATACCCGTGGAAGTTTCAACGGTGCTATCGCCAACATAAATAGTTGCGCTGTTCACAATCTGTAAATAGATGTAGCGATTTTGGTCATCGGGATTTACGATGAGCGTTGGCGTAGTTCCTACGGTGACCTGTGTTGTTTTCATGTGTCACCTTTTCCGTGATGTGCGATTTTCAACTGTCACGAAATACTAGCGTTGCGATGTTTTTTTTGTACCCGCCGCAGGGATTGCGGCTTTCGCCTTGTTTCCCCGCTAGGTCTTGAACCTGCGCCGCCTTCGCGGTGCGGGGGATGATGTCGGTTCTAAGCACCAACCTTTGATGCGTGACGGGTTCCGTACACTTCCCACAAAACCATCGCGGCAACTGCCGATGAAGTTTTTTCTGGCTTGCAAGTGCCACCGCTAATCCAAGTCATGTGACGGGTGGAAGTGTTCCACTTGTTTCCGTATTCGCTGATATGTCCAACGCGATGCGTAAAGTATGAAGTCACGCTGGCTTCAAACCACAGACCTTCAACAGCCTTGACGATGTAGGTGATGTGATGTTCATCTTGCTTGGTGATTTCCATTGTGTATCCGATTTGCTTGCGGTCAAGCGAAGAAATCAACGCTTTGACTTTTGTTGGAAGTTCGTGTGTCGTGTTCATTGTGGTTCCTTTCGTTGCGGGCTTCGTTATCCCGATGGATTCAGTATAAGCACGCTTTTGGCAGGATTGCAACCATTCAACAACCCCAACAAAAACAGGCTTTTTCAGCCCTCACAACAGCAGCAGTAGTTCTTCATCGTCGCGTTCCGCGACCCACGAAACCCCACCCAACGCACGCGCCCGCAACACACCCAAACCAACTGACGCAGTAGCAAACACAGAAACAGGTTCACGCTCAACAACAATCGTTTCAATTTCTTGCGGAACATCTTTCGCAACAACAATTGGTTTCGGTGGCAACTGTTCCAACCAACGAACGCGACCACCAGCACCACCACCAGCCTTCACCGTCACCGACGCAGAAGCAGACGCATCCAACGAACCAAGCGGTGCATCCGCAATTCCTTCACCGACAGGAATCACAACACCATTCGCAGACGCAACCAACGCAGGGACAACTGTCACGCCAGACGCATTCACAATCACCAACGCCTGACCAGACGCATTCACAGTTTGGAATTCCGAAACCGCTTGCGCCGAATGCGAAACAGTTGCAGACGCAGAACCAGACACACCACCCAACAACGCTTCACCTGTCGCAGGATTATCAATGTCAGCCGAAGCCGATGCTGTCAAACCACCAAACGAACTTTCACCAGACGCATCGTGTTCAATCGTCGCAATTGCTTCACCCGTCGCAGCACCCAATTCGGCATCAGCCAACGCAACAACTGTGACAATGATTTCCGCAGAAGCCTGCGCAAACAATTCGCCCGCTTCACTATCCGCAGAACCAACAACCTTGAATGACAAATCATCGCCATCCAAACCAAAACCTTCATCATTCAACGGTGACGCATCCAGCGCGAACCGTTCAAGATTTACAAACGGTGAACCTAATCCAACTTCGGCATCATCCAATTGATTCGTATCAACTATGAAGCGATAGTTGATTGTCATGGCGCAAACTGCCCGATGACTTTATGACGCGATGGTAAGTGAAACTGTCAAATCGCCAGAAGCAATTGTGAAGGTGTCGCCTGCGGTGTACGGGTTTGCAGTTATCGTGCCAGAGAAAAGGAAGTTGCCAGAAGTTGCGGCATCCCAAGCGGTGAAAAAGGTTGCATCTTGCGAACCTGCGATGTTTGTCCAAGTCACAGCGGCATCGGAAGAAAGCACGCCCGATGATGCGGCTGCAAACGAAACTGCTTTGCGTGTCACTTCCACCGCAGGGTTTGCTGTGCCTGTTCCTGACGGGTCACCAACATGAAGTTTCACATACACGGTTGCAACAGCAAACGAAGTGTTGTTGCCAACCGAATCCAATAACGCATCCGCGAGATAATCAGAAATTCCTGTTGCCATTAGCCATCAATCCTTTCATCAATGATTGCTGACACGCGACCATCAGCATCCCGTTCAACTGTGCGACGCACAAAACGCGGTTCGGGTACTTGCACATTCACGACAGTTTCGGGAATGTTTATGGTCTGCGGGTCAAACTTGATGATTGGTGGTTCTACATTCACCGTCTGTTCAGGGTATTGAATGCTGATGTTCTGCGGTGTCTCATGCACCACAAGTGGTGTCGGCATCGGCGCATGGTTCACAACTACTTCGTTCCTGTAACTGCGCTCAGGTGGAACTTGGTCAGTTCCCAATGTCGGCAGGTCGCCGCCTTCCACGCCAGCAATCGCTGTTCCTGCGACACCCATCACGAATTGGTCGCCACCTTCATACGGTTCGCGGTTCTCAATTTCGCGTGCTTCGTTCGGTGTCAAAGTGCCAGCCATGATTTGCGTTTGCTGTGCCTTCACGCGGGTGAGCAAATCGGCGCGCGTGAATTCGTCGCTGTTGAAACGAACACGCTGTGTGATTGGCAACATTTCCGAAAAGCAATCTTCAAGACGACGCTGCCAAGCAAGCAATGTGTATCGCTGAAAGTTCAAACCCGTGCTTTCAACATTGGAATATGTTTGCGTATCGCCGCCCGTACCAGCAAGCAAGAACAACGGGATGCGATATGCGCGTGCGATATCGCGCACGATTGCTTCGCGGTGCGCAATCATTTCCATATCGGCTGCGCTTGTGGTGATTGAACGCCACTTCAAGCCGCCAGACAGAACTGCGGGGCGGCGATGTTTCCAATGTGCTTCTTCCCAAGTGTCACGAAGAACTGCGGCTTGGTCTGTGGTTATCGGCTGGTCAGTTTCCAAAACGGATTGCGGTGTTGCGCCTTCACCGTAGAACTGCGCAAGGAATCTGTCCATCGCAATTCCCATTCCGATTGTGTTGCGCATCGCTTCCAGCGGTGAAATGCCGCGACGCTGGTTCGGCAAAATCAACCAATGGATTGCGCGAATTTCTTTGTTGGTGTATTGGCTGCGCCCAACTTCATAAACGATTTCGCCAATGTCGTTATAGACAACATTCTTGATTTCGTGCGGATGCAAGTTGCGCATCTCAACAGGAAGTCCATTGTTACCTTTGGGTGCATAGATGTATGCGTTGCCATGAATTGCAAGTGTCACCATCGTTTGATGTACGAATTCAAACATTGTCTGATGTTCGTTCGGTTTGATAAGAACTGATGGGGTTGGCAGGCGTTCAATTCTTCCGCCGCGTGTGCGCGTCAATTCAAGTGGCATTGATGCGATGCTGTCAGCGAGCAAAGTCACAGCAGCAAGAACAGCGGAATGTGCGAACGCTGTTACTTCATTGACCACTTCGCCTGAATAGTTGCTGTAAAACGGGCGGGCGGTTACGCCATAGGGGTCAATCGTGGATGGAAGTGCGCGCTGTTCGCGCTTGCGAAGGATGCTCATGCTGCCATTATCCCTGCGGTGATGAGAAGAACACCAGCCACAATGAACGCAATTGGTACTGAAATGAACCCAATTCCTACCGAAACCAACCCGAATCCAATCAGTTCCATCGCGGTTGTGACGCGACTTCGGGTGAATTGTTTGAAGAAGTTGTTCATGTCCACACATTCACCACCATCGGGGCATTGTCAATGATGGGTGTTTGTTTTCTGGTTGCCCTGTCTAGCCCTATAACCATAGCAATACACGCATCAATTTTTCGTTTGCTTTTGCCTTTGCTCAATCGCCAACCGTTATCGGTCATGCGTTGCGCAGCCGAAAGCACTTGGTCTGTGAAGGTAGGCGAACCATCGTGCGCCACCTTTCCAGCAACAATCAATTCATACGCCTGACCACAAGCAGGAATCATGCGCTGACCGTTCTGCGGAAATTCCACCATCCGCAAACCTTCATCCGCAAGTTGTTCCGCCGAACGCTGAAAGTAGGCGGGGTCAAACGCGAATTCGCGCACATCATATTTCAGATGTAGTTCACGCAAATACTTTTCCACATCAGCAACATCCACGCCTTCATCCTTCGGTTGCCAAATCTTAGAACGCACAACAACCCGTTCATCCTGCGGCTGTGCGATAACCACCGCAATGCTGTCATGCTTCAAAGCCATATCAATTCCAACCCACACAGGCAAATCATCAGACAGTTCCATATCGGAACGACATTGTTCCCACGCCCCAACAGGCAACCAACTTTCCTGCGAACGAACCCATTGGTTCAAACGCCAACGACGCACAGACATTTCCGAACCTTCAAACGAAGCCTTCACCGCAACCTGCAAATCTTCTTCGCTCATCAAACCTTCCGCAATGTTCGGGTTCGCTTTACGCCATTGCTTCGGGTCATCAATCTTGCAATCAGCATCCGCTTCCCACCACCAAAACCCAAACGACACATCATCCACTTCGCCAGCAGAAACACTTTTGCCATATTGATACATCTGCCCTGCGAGCGTGTCCAAGTCATATCCCGCAGTTGTGATGCTCACAATCAAGGGTTCCAAACGGTTACCCGAACCCTGCACCATCTGTTCAAACAAATCGCTTGACTTCTGCGCCCACAATTCATCAAACAAAACCAGCGACGGGTTCAAACCTGCTTGCCCGCGAAAGTCAGATGACAACACGCGAAACACAGAACCAAAGCGCGGCATCTCAATCGCATCCCGCAACACACGCGCTTCCGCCGACAACACAGGCGACGACAAGATTTGCTGCTTCGCTTCACCGAAGATGATGCGCGCTTGGTCTTTATCGGAAGCAACCGCATAAATTTCCGAACCTGCTTCGCCAGCAATCATTGAATACACAGCCAACGCAGAACCCATCAATGACTTCCCTTGCTTGCGCGGCAAACCGATAAGCGCGCGACGATAACGCAACTTCCCATCCGCCTTGCGTCGTTCCAATAACGAACCCAACAACCATTTCTGCCAATCTGTGAAATCCAAAGGTTCGCCAGCACGGAAACCTTTCAACACTCTGAAATGCTGATTGGCAAACGCAATCAATTCATCGCCATCAGACGCTTCATCAATCCGCTTCGTGAAATATGCGGGCTGCCAAGATTTATCGGGTAGCACGCTTATCCGCGATGCGCTTGTGCAAATCCGTCAAGTTCCCGCCCTGCGGCGCACCCGTCACCAAAGAAGCACGGTCTGCTGGTGAGAAGCCGATAAGCGAAAGCAAAGAAATGATTTGTCGTTCCAATTCACGCAACGCACGCCTATCACGCCAAGCATCAGGCTGTTGCTGCAACTTCACGCGAAGCCGCGTGCGCTCATCAGATGCTTCACAGACCAGCAACACCACTTCGGCATCCATGCCACGCGACAACCAGCCAGCACCAGATGACCAGATTTGTTCCCACAATCCGCGACCCGTCTGCCCAAGCGGGCGATGCGGTTCAGGCACAACCGCAGTTGGAAGCCCAACAATCTGCGCAAGTTCCTGTTTCGTAGGCAACTTCTTCTTTGAAGGATTGCCCAACCGCATATGTTGTTCCACAGGTTTTGATTTCCTGCCCGAACCTTTACCGCCCATGAATCACATCCTTTGCCCAATCAATTGAACCATACGCCCACCCAAGAACGGTGCGGGCAAGCGGAATTGCCCGCACCGTTCCCGTAGGGGGAAACACTACGCACCTACCTTTGCAAGTCGCTTGGCGGCGCGGGCATCCGCCTTTGCCATCGCTTCATCAAACGCGGCTTCATCAGCGGTTTCCAGAAGAACCGTCGCAACTGCTGCGCTGATTTTCTTCTGTTCCTGATATTCGGCAGGCGCATCGGGGAAGCAAACTGAGCAAAGACCCGCACCAACTTTTGCAACAGCCGCTTCCAAAGTTGCACCGCTAAGGCTTGGCAGAAGCGCGAAGGTGGTCATGTTCTTGCCCTTGTTGCAAGTGTGGCAATGCATGGATGAATGGATGTGACCGCTGCTAGAAGTCACAAGGAAGAAGCGTGACCATCCGCCGCGTGCTTTGAATTCTGCGTCAATCGTCGCAATCTCATTCTTGATTGCGGAAAGTTCTTCATTGGCTTTGTTGAACGATGCAACCTTGTCGGCGCGGTTGCCAATCTCGCTCATGGTCTTTTCGCCATTCGCATACAGCGACACGATTTCATCGGTGGTCATCTGTCGGTCATCTGTCGGGTGCAAATAGACCGTGCCGCGTGCGCCACGAACCTTGCGACCAACATAATGTTCCATTGAAGCAACTTGCATCGCGATACGGTCAGCGACGCGATGTGATGCGCTGTGCTTCTGCAACCAGATTGCGTCAATCTGATTTGGTGTCATTGCCTTGATGGTTTCCATGATGTTCCCTTTTCTGTCGGTGTTCCTTATCCCGACATCATCAGCATACAGGTTGCACGGGTGATTGCAACAACCCAAATCCCCCCACCCTTCACCTTGTATCCCCGCACCTTTCCCCTTCCCCAAAAACAACGATTTTCCCCGACGGTGACTTCCAGAC